CCGCAACAGTTTGTGTACCGTCATCTGCTTGGGTTGTTGTGAAACTTTGTTTTGGATCGGCTACTTTTCTAGCCTTTGTTATGGAAAAACCAAATAACTCCGCCATTATATTACTCCTTTTATATTATTTAATTGTATATTATAACCCTTGTAGAAGTTGATCTTACCATTGAACAAGTTAAACATGTTTCCAGATGAGAGATTTCTCTCTATCGACCACTTCTTTAAGTTTCTAATAACATATTTTTTATTATTAGAATCAGTTATCATATACTCACGTTTCGAGTTGGTAGTGCTTTGTTTATCACACGACTTTTTTGAACGACTTTTGCCTAACTTAGCAATTCGCATTTTTTCTTTAGTTTCAATACTATGCTTACGGCCCCAATTGTATCTGCTAGAAGTATATCTTCCTGCTTCTCGTAACTTAAAAAGGATTATGTCCTCTTGTTTCATTTGACCTGATAAACCTTTCCAGGCAACATAATCTTTCCAGTGGCCATATTTCACATATAGTCGTCTGTGTGCTTCAGCGTGTTTTGTAACACTCAATCGTATAGTCTTCTTTGTTCTTATACGATCAGCACCATTAAATTCTATTAAATGATGAACATGATATAAAGTCATATAGTTATTTATACAAGTTTTAAAAGAGGGGCCGGAGCCCCTCTGATATTAATATTAAGTTGTAGTGTTTGTTTCAAAGAATTGGTAATTAAAGGTTACTGGAAAAGTTTCGATCGCAGTCTTTTCTTCGTAATCTAAAGCAATCTCACCAATAGAAGTGGGGAAAGCCCCTCTCAATGTGTAAGATTTAACTGTATTACCGTTTCTGTCTAAGTGATCAATAAATGCATCTACTTGATAATCAACAGGATTTGTTAATCCTTCGTTATCAGACATGTTATTGATACCATTCTGCCATCTTTCGAAAGCATTTCTCAACTTAAAGTTTGTGTCATTGTAAACAGTCACAGACCATTCTGGTATTGTTCTATCACCTGCTATTTTGATATTTCTACCTCTGAAAGGAACATTTACGATTCCTACATCCATAGCTGGGATTGAAGTTCCTTGGCATAAAAATGCTAAGTCTTCTATTTCGCCACCAACTTGTGCGTAACCAGGAAAAGGCATTGTTACCTTAAACTGATTGGCTCTAGCGCCACCGCCAGCAAGTTTAGCTTTGAAGTCATTTATATTTGGCATTGTTTATTTCTCCTTTTCTAAACTTAACCACCAGCCACTTCGTCAAACGAAACGCCAGTACGTGTTGCGATAAATGATAATGTAATAAAGTTGATACTTCTAGCTGGTTTAATAAATATCTCAGCTATAAATTCATTTCTATCAATTACTTCACCTGTGTTATTAGTTTCATCACATACTACTAAAAAGTCTGTGATACCTCGTCTACCTTGTACTTCTCTTAAAAAAGGCTCTACAATGTTTCTAAAGTTCGCTCTTGTGAATTCATCATTGAACTCAAACAATTGGAATTTAGAAGCAGTTGCTATTGCCTTTTCTAATACAATAAACAATCTTCTTACGTTTATTCTATCAAAAGCAGACGGTGCTGATAATCCAGTTTTGTCACCGAAAAGAACTGTACCTTGTCCTGGGAAAAATGTCACAGGATTTACTCTCTTAGGATACAATTGATCTCTTTGTGCTTTAGTTGGATTGTAAGCAAGTTTAACTACGCCTCTTACTTGACCTCTGTTAAATCCAGCAGGTGAGTACCAAGCGTCAGCTGTTAAGTCTGTTCTAGCAGCCAAACCAGCCATATCACCATTTAATGGTACATATCTATATACGTCACTATATCTGTCGTACATATATTTGTAACCACTATCAAAAACAACATATGAAGAAGAATTGATATCTTCATAGAAGTTAATAATATTATTAGTGATTGTAGTTGTATTAGTTATATCAACAACGTGGTTTCTTGGAGGAGAAACAAACGCAATAGCGTCTTTTCTATCTTCAGCAATTTGTAAAAGATCATTTATGTGATTTTTACCCTCGCCTGGAGTTCCAATTGTTTCATTAGGTGTTTTACCACCAATGATTAAACCAACGTCAACAGTGTCAGAGTCAATAAACTTCTCGTAAGCAGTTTTTAATTGGCCAGCTGTTGTTGCTGAACCATCAGAGCCTGCTGACAATGAAGCTGTAACTGTAGCTGTAATTGCTGATGTAGAGTTAAAGTCTTTACTTACTACATTAGAACCAAAGCCATTAGTTGCACCCAAAGTTGAGTGGTCCATCCAGAAAATGTATGCTGATCTATTAAAGACAACATCTGGATAATAGTTTACTCCGCCTTCGCTTGTTTTAGCGTCAGCGCCTTTTGATACTTTAGAGTAAGTTTCAATAACTTCGCCAACAGTACCTGAAACGCCACCATCTTCGTCAATGACTACAATGTGCATCTCATCATTAGAACCACCTCTTGCTGAAGCGTAAGGTGATGTACCTGGAGCGCCGTCAACAAAATCATAATATCTCCATCTTCTTCTAACGTTAACACCGTCAGTTATAGCAGCGTGTAAGCCGTTACTTCCTGATTCTTTTCTAACGATAGTGATAGTATCTGTTCCTGAGTCGTTTGCTGTTACTCTATATTCATGTCCGTCTGTATAATCGCTTGTAGCGGCTGTAGTTGAAAACGATACAATGTCGCCAACGATTATGTCAGATGAATCAGTTAATATTATTTCAGTGTCGCCAGTAGCTGTAGATGCGTCATTTACAGTTGTTGCTACTAACGTTTCAAAAGCGGCTGCTGATTCACAAACAGAAACAGAAAGGTTATTACCCCATGCTCCTGCTGTTCTAGCTGCCCACGATCCTACAACACCTTGTCCTGTAGAATAGTTTGATTGATAGTCTTCATTATTACTTATAAGTACAGTTGATCCAGATGTGTTAGCATTGGATATACTTGTATTAGATGTTCGTACTACTCTTAAAGCATTAGAGTATTGTAGAAAATTAGCGGCAGTAAAAAAGTATTCAAAGTTACTTGAATCTGGTTTACCGAATGTTTCTACAAGCTCTTGTTCACTAGAAATAGCCACAACCTCGTCTAAAGGTCCTTTACGAAAATCACCAGCAATAGCACCAATTGATGTTGATACTGCGGGTATAACTCTAGTTAAATCTTTTTCTTGTACGAGAACGCCTGGTGATACTTGAAATGCCATTGGTTATTCTCCTATTAATTGTTTTTTTAACATTTGTTTATTGTTCAAAAATCGTATTATTCATACGCCCATAGTCAAAGTTTCATTATACAGATATTTATAATAACTTGGAATTACATACCTTTTCGTATTTCAGCGGAGGACCAAACATCTCCGTATTCATCTACGGTTTTCTCCTCATGTTCATTAATACCATCATCTAAAAATCCAAAAGGAGCCATATCCTGTTCTATCAAATTCTGTTGATCCACATACATTTGTTGACGAGCATTTGTATTGGTTAACTCTTTAAAATAAGGTTGATTAGATAACCAACCAAACATAACACAACACATCATCAAATCATCATTAGAACCGTCTTCAGCCTGATAACTCTGGCCTCTTTTAGTAAAGGTTGAAATCTCCTCAATAATCTTAAATGAATTGATTAAGACCTTATCACTCTCTATAAGTGTCTTTATATTAGCACAACCTATTCTCTTAATCTGTTTGGTCATTCTTACACCTAATGATGAACCACGACCGCTGTACATGGCACCTAAGACTTGTCCAGCACGACCTTTCTGTGTCGTCATTAATATGTTATCGTACTCTATCTCAAACTGTAACGCTTCGGCAATCTGTTGGCCAATATCATTAACTTCCGTTAAGATATGAGCTCTGTTATACCCTTTACAAACTTGTTCTATAATATTTGGAAAAACAAAAGGTTTAACTTCATTGTTTTTGTAAATAGCCACAACCTTAAAAGGCATTTGTGTTACATCAAATACAATAAAGGCAGAATAATCTTTATCAACACCTCTGGATACATCAACGG